GCGGAGGGTAGGTGTTGGTGGTTTTCACCTCCAGCCTGTGGGCCTCACACGATCCGTCCGTGCTGGACTTTTGACTCGGAAACCCTGGAAGGGGACACCCACTGGCTCCCCCACTGGGCGCTGCCGGTGCCTAAGCGGGAGGCTGAGCAGTGAAGCGCGATAAGCTGCGACTCTCCCAGCACCAGTTCATCGAGACCTATAGGGACCACAACGGCAGAGCCTACGTGGCCTATTCTAGCGGCGCTTCGGTGTTTGTGCGCGACGTAAAGGAGCTGCGCCGCTTCCTAAGCATCGCAAAAGGGCTGCCTATGCGCGAATCGCTGGACTCATGGCTTAGCAGCTTAGCGGACATGGATGCTAAGAGGAAGGGGGACATTCCAGCGCCTGTTGGGGATGCTAATGTCGAAGGCTCGTTCGACCCGCTGGCCCATGGTCTGGACGAATCGGACCCCCAATTCAACACTAAGACGGTAATTTAACGCTTATGCGATGCCCAGGATGTGCGTGCCAGCGCAATAGCGTTGTCATGACGGCTTACGCCGATGGTGATCAAATCGTGCGGAGGAGACACTGCCAGGGGTGTGAGCACCGCTGGTACACGCTCCAGGCGCCCGAGCTGCTTCTGCCAAGCGATGCTTTCCGGTGGATCGAAAAGGCTGGAAGGCGACGAACTGTAAAGCTGCTTGAACCAGGCCAAGAGTAAGCTGCAGCGCTTAACCGCGTTGCTTGGTAACCTACGCAAATCCCCATCAAGCTTATGACCGACTCTGTTAAGGATTACTTAAACGAAATCGCTAGGTATCCGCTGCTTACCGCGGAGCAGGAAATTCAACTAGCGCGTCAAATCGAATGCGGCACTGCCCTAGCCGATAAGCAAGAGCTTAGTGCTCAGGAAAAGCGCACACTTAAGGTTGCTGAACGGGCTAAGCGCAAGCTGATTAACTGCAATCTTAGGTTGGTTGTCAGTGTTGCTAAGCAATACACGCGGCGCCTGAATGGTAGCGGCATGGAACTTATGGACTTAGTACAGGAAGGTGCATTCGGACTTACACGCGCCGTCGAACTGTTCGACAGCAGTAAGGGCTATAAGTTCTCCACTTACGCTTACTGGTGGGTAAGGCAGGCAATTACGCGGGGAATTGACGCTAAGGAGCGGCTTATCCGTGTGCCGCAACATGGGCTCGACAAGGTGTATAAGGTGGTGCGCTTCCAGAAAGCGCATCTGCAGGAGCACGGCAAGATGCCGTCTGTTGCGCAGATGGCGGCAGAGGCAGACATTGAGGTTGCACACATGCAGACGCTGCTGGCCCGGAACGCCTGGCATCGCAGCCTCGATGCCCTGGTAAGTGAGACGGGTAGTCCGATCCTGGAGCTTATCCCTGACACCGATTCGCTGGATAGGCAGAAGGATTGCATGGAGAAGGATGAAAAACAGGCGATGTTCCAGATCGCCCTCGCCTGCCTAACTGAAGGCGAACTGCTTACAATCCAGCGCAGATACGGGCTCAATGGCGGCGAACCGATGTCACTGTCGAGCATCGCAGCTGAGGACAATGTTTCAAGAGAACGCATTAGGCAGCGCATCGAAGCGGCACACCTTAAAATGCGTCTGCGTTTGAAATCAGTGAGGCTTGTATGACTAAGCTTATTGGCCTTTATTCTCCTGCGCCTCGTAGCGGTAAGACGGTGGTTAGTCATGTGCTGGAGCGCAGCGTGTTTGTACGGGTGCCCTTCGCAGAACCGTTAAAGGAAATGGTGTTTCCGTTGCTTGTAAGTATCGGCTATACGCCGGAACAAGCTACGCAGCGGCTTTACGTCGATAAGGAGATTGTGCTCGCCGACTTAGGTGTTAGTACGCGCCACCTGCTGCAGACCTTGGGTACGGAGTGGGGAAGAACTTGCGTTGCGCCTGATATGTGGTTGCGTGTATGGCAAGCGCGTATTAAGCGGCACGAGTACGTTGTTGTGGACGACGTAAGGTTTGAAAACGAAGCAGAGCTAATCCGCAGCTTAGGTGGTGAGATGTGGAAGATTACTCGTAAAGGGATGGTTAATACGCACACGCACGCCTCGGAGGGAAGCCTAGATGATTGGCCCCATTTTGCGCGTTATATTGTGAACGATGGAACATTAGAGCAGCTGCTTCATGCCGTCTCTCAGATACCACTCGGGCAGGATGGTGCTGATCCCCCAGGCTGAGGGGTGGATGCTGCGGCTTAAGACAAAGCAGGGCGTGCTGGAACTGCCTTTGCGTGGTACGGAACTGGAGACGGCACTTATGGAGGCCGAGCAGCTCTACGCCGATGCCCTGGTGGCGACGAATGGAAAAACGCGCTGCCAGCAGTGCATCCACTGGCAGTTCATCGAGGGGTCGTGCGGCCTGGGATTCCCCGAGGGCAAGCGCAGCGGCGGTAAGCACGCTAAGGATTGTGTGGCGTTTTGGCTCGATAAGTAGCGTGGCGGACACCGTGCGACTTAGCGCTGAGCTGCGTCGCTAAGCTGCGCCGCCTAGTGGCCTAGGTCGCGTAAGAGGTCGGCGGCCCACTCGTAGTGTTCTTCGGTTGGGGCAGCAGGGCCGGGTTCTGCCATTAGCAGGGCCATTTCGACCTCCATGCTGCGTATGCGCCCTAGGAGGTTGTCAATAAGCGCACTGCGGTGATACCAGTCAACAACTAGCTTGTCTACTAGGACTGAGAGTTCGTCGCGGCTTAGCTTGGCGGCGGTGCGGCGGTCCAGCTCCAAGCGCAGTTGTGTTTGCAGATCGAGCTGTGGTACAAGCCAGTGCATTGAAGGCACGGCAGCGTCTTCACTGGCCATAGCAACACTGTGAACACGAAGGCTTAGCTCTTATGCTAAGGCAATAAGTTTGTCTCGTCTACATCGCGGCTTAGCGGCGCCCGCTTAATCGTCCAGCCAATCCTGAATCCTTGCTGCGCGTGCTGCGGTCCAGGTCGATTGAGCGGTAAACCAGTCGTGCCAGTTCTCGCTGCCCTTGCTGCGGTTACAGGCACGACAGGCTGGCACTAGGTTGCTTACAACGGTGTTGCCACCTTTATGACGGGGTTTGACGTGATCTAAGGTATCGGCGGCGGCGTCACAGTAGGCGCAACAGTGTTGCCACGCTTCAAAAATCTGCTGTCTGAATCGCTGCTTAGCGGAGCGCTTGGGGACGAGAGATGTGCCATCAATCTGATGATCCACGCAACTCCGGGATTGGTAGGACGTTGACCGAAAGACCTAAGATATGGTCGTTCGATGGAGCTAACTCTGTGAGACGGGAGGCGAAGTCGTCACTTACGGTTTCGGGGTCGTCGTCTTCGCTTTCGACGACGATTGTGTACTCGATCTCTAGGACGTACTGCCTCATACGGTGGGGGTGCAGGTAATTTCAACGCCCCCGCGATGGCGTGGACGCAGTGTAAGCCAGATTCCGCCGAGTGACTTCGGCATGACGATGCGTTCCACCGCCCAGCCGCCTGTGCCTCCGAACTCCTGCTTGTACGTGCCGCACTGGACGTGCCAGCGCTGCTCCACCCAGGCGCGGCCGTTCTGATCGACGCGGTAGCAGGAATGTGCGACGACACTGCGCTCATGGTTGTGGCCGTTTACGAGGATGTCGGCGTCTGGAGCGATCGAGGCATAGCGTCCACCGCCCATCGTGCCTTTGGTGATGATTCCGCCCCAGGCGCCGTGGTGGAAGAACAACATGCACCGCCTTGTCCTGTTGCCGTCCTGCGTAAAGCTGAACCTGAGCCAACCTTGATAACCCATGTGTTCGATGTTGCTGCCGTTGTTGCGCATCAGCCGCACGACATTCTCTAAGGGGTCGATCTCTTGATTACTGCTTACGGCGGTTTCATGATTGCCGTCGCCCGCCATAAGGATGATGTCTTGCCACGGCTTGAAGAATTCCGCCGCCTCACTGAATACGAGGTCAAAGTAATTACCGCCTAGGTGTTCTGGGCGAATGTCACCTTTGCTGGCTCTGCGGTCCTTTTTGCCCTGCATGAGGCACAGCACATCTCCGAACATAAGGACGTGGCCGTGCTGGGCGCGGCATTCATCGAGGTGCTTGCTCAGCAGCTTACGGTCACACTTAGGATTGTCTAAGTGGATGTCACTTAGCAGCAGGAATGTTGCTGTTTCGGTACAGGTTGTGTAGGGGATGCGCAGCTCTAGAAGCTCTGGCGTCTTGCGAATAGAGGTGATGTTCACAAGACTGGGTTCCATGTGTACTTAGCCTAAGGGGCGTGGCTTACAAGCATTGCCCAGCCGGTGCCGGGGCCATCAACCTCCCAGCGGCGCAACCAGTTTTTACGGCTGTAGGCGATTCCGGCACCTTTGGTGTGGTTGAGGTAGCCGCCGTTCACCATGTCGGCCTCGCCGTTCGGATCATTGTGGATGTAGGCGCCGCTGGTTGCTCCGATGATTACGGACCAGTGGCCACCGCCGGTGGGTGCGCCGACAGGCCCCTTATGCAGCCAGCCCACCATCACGGGGCGTCCTGCCTCTAATTCGGTGTCAATTACAGCGGGATTACAGTTCGTGCGCAGCCGCGCGTTAAGTCCTAAGGATTGCAGCGCCTTAATCTGCGCCTGCGCGTCGGTGGTGTCGCCATACTTAGCGCGAAGCTTATTGTAGGCATCGTCGCCGCTTACTTTGCCGTAGAACCGGCTTACCATGGCAGCGCTACTGCTGAAGCATTCGCGGTAGCCGGTGCCGCTGGCGTTGTCGTTCTGCGCCTCATAAGGGACGCGCAACAAAATGCCCTGCTGTTGCAGTTGTGGGCTTCCTTTTTGCCACAGTGCCCCTTCGGCCTTACGGCGGCGCAGTAGGCCGGCTTCGACGTTCGTGCCAGGGTTGCGGTATAGCAGCAGTGCCGCTGGTACGGCGGCGAAGTCCTTGTCGCGCAGCGCTGCGCTGATGGTGTCGAACCCAGGCTTACCGTAAAAGTCGGCGCCTAAGTTGTAGGCGAAACTTACAAGTGCGCAGCGTTGCGGATCGTTCAGTGTGCTCCAGGTTGGGATGGTGGAGCGGAGGCGTTCGGCGATGCGGTCCACCTCAAGGCGGAGCAGCATGTCAGCTTCGATTACGTTGATCTTGTCGCCGCGCTGCACGGCGCTGCCATCCGGGAATCGCGTGGTGCCGTAACCGATCGTCCACGGATCGCCGCCGCTAAGCGGATCGGGATAGGCGCTGAGGTGGCAGCCTTCAAATTCCTTGATTAGCTGGATCGCATCAGCTAAGTCGGTCTGCTTGCCTGGGACGCTCCAGGTCTTGAACCACGGCTGGTCGCGGCTTAGGAGTTGGGGAGCGCGTTTGTTTATTGCTGCTTCCAACTCACTTACGGCGGCCATCTGATGCGGAAGGCCCCGATAGAACTTAAACAGATCGCTTAGGCGCAGTGGGCCGGAAGTCATGGGCGTTGCATGTGTTGTGGCAGTGACTGCCGATAAGCAAAGGCCCCTTTGATCTCAGACCAGATGATGGGGCTGAGCATTGCAGCAACCACTGCGAGGATGATTACTTGCGCCATGCGCGTTTCAAGGCGGCCAACACGAACGCCCAAGCTGCTGCGTTCCCCTTTGTCACTTATGGCAGCATCCAGCAGCTGCTTCAGCTGGCCTTCCAGCACGCCGATGGCGCGGAGGATTTCGCCGTGCGTTGGCTCGCCCATTGGCTTAGCGCTTACGGGATGCGATGCCGCGCAGTGCGGCGAGGATCAGCTGAACCCAGCCGTTGGCCTTGACGCCAGGCAGGAGGCTGAGGATTTCGGAGCCGGCCAGCAAGGAGGCCACGATGCCGGTTACTTGCTCGGGAGTAGGGGCGGCCATAAGAGGAGGTGTCGCATAGGCAGCCTAGCCCGCAAGGGTTGCATAGGCAGCGGCTCTGCACAATGGCGGCGCTGTAGCGCAGCGCTACGGCTTACCTTGGCCGCGGCGCAGCTTTCGGCCGTGGCTGGGTTTGCTGTGCTGGCCCTGACCTTGGCGGGTGAGCTTGGGCTTGCCTGGTACGTGCTCGACGCGGGCTGCGCCGGTTTTGCTTTTAACAGTCATAAGTTGTTTTGCTTAGCGGATGCGGTGCGGCAGGGGCGCTGGGGTGGCTTGGCGGTGGGAGTAGAGCATCAGCCGTTCGGGAATGCTGCAGTAGGTGCAGTGAAGTTGGCGGTGTAACGGGCGACGCCTTTAGTTACCCTGAATTCGTCTAAATTGCCGAGCATGGCATAACTACTGGTGTAAGAGTAACCAATGTTTAGTATGTTATCGACAAGATTTGTCGTCTCGGTTACGGTAGATCCAAACTGAACGCCGTCGATAAAGCCACGCAGGGAGCCGCCTGATCTTGTTATGGCGACGTGGTGCCAGGTGTTTAGGCTTAAGGTTCCACCTGAGATAGCGCTAGGGTCCCCTCCAAGCAACCCGACACCTAGAGTCGATCCGTCCATTGAAGCGAAAAGTCCAGACTGTGTGGCGCCAAACGTAAAAATACCTTGATCGTTATTGTTTGAAGTTCGATAAACAAAAAATTCAACGGTAAAATCGCCAGTCCCCAATGCCAGGGCAGATGATGCTGAAGTTGTAATGTAGTCTCCAGATCCATCTAAAAGTAAAGAGCTTCCACCAAATTTGCTTTGTGCGGTACTGATTTGTGCGTCGCCTGATGGTGTGACCGTTAGCGCATTGCTACTGCTATCGGTGAATGTTGTGCTTCCGTTGCTGCCGTCCATGTGCAGCAGTAGTGAAACATCACTCCAGTATAAATCGCCTGTTGTTGGCCAAATTGCCGCACGCTTCGCCACGCTCTGCTCATTCTGAAACCACAGTCCCGATGCGGCGCTGCCTGTCGGCGTGCGCCGGACGCCCATCAATCCGCCGTTGAAGCCCAACATCAGCTGATGTCCTCATAGGAGATGACCAGCTCCAGGTCGCTGGCAGCGCTAGCCTGTGCGCGGAGGCTGTGGCCTTCCTCCAGGTAGATGTAAGCCTCGCGGGTCACGAGAACTTGGGTGGCGTCGGCTGGTACGGCGATGGTCTTGCCGATGGCAAACCCCGTCGTGCCGTTGTAATGCTCCAGGCTGATGTCGGCTGCTGCGGTGCCGTCCACGTTGGCGCAGTACACGCTGTTGACCTTCAAGACCTTGCCGCTGCTGGCGCCATTGCTCAGCGCTGCAGCCATTGAGGTGGTGACGGCATAGCCCACGGTCTTGCCGTAGATGCCTGTGACGGTCGATGGCGACTTGATGTTGGGAGCAGCCATGGCGTACTTAGAGGTCCGGCGAGGTCGAGTTGCTCCAGTCTAGCCCTAAAGCGTTGATGATCTCGTCGGGAGTTGCTGCTGCCTCGATAAGCTCTTGGACTTCGGCGTAATGGGTGCGGATGATCGTGCGGGTCGCCTCCGCGGTAGCAGCCCCCGAGCCGGGAATCTGCTTAGCAATAAGCTCATCGTAAGGGGCAAATGCAGCTGCACGCTTCGCTCTACGAAGGTTGTGTCCGATGAGCTTTGCTTTGGGTAAGTCAATCGTGATCATTGTCGGTCTCTTCCTCTAAGTGGGATTCGGTGAGGGGTTCAGGATCTGTGTCAGGCCACGGGGAGTCTGCCTCAGGCGATTCCAGTGACTCAGGCGATTCGGGAGGCGTGGGCTGCCTAGCCTGTGCGGCGCGGGCGGCGAACCAGGCATCGGCGCCGATGCCGTAGCCGTCGGGAGCGCTGAAGTCGGCGGTCCAGGCGGCACGGAAGGTGCGATCGGTGGGCAGGTCACTGGCGTCGATCAGCAGATAGGGCGTACCAGCCGGAACGTCCTTGACGGCCACGTCTTCTATGGGAAGTTCGCCCGAGGGAATGACGACTGCGATGCCGTCGTCCAGTGGATAGATGATGCGAGTGGTAAGTTGCATGGGGGCTTAGCGGAAGATGGCCACGTTGAGGTAGTCTGTATCCACGTTTGTGTCCGTATTATTATCGCTTACGCCTACCCTAACTGAACCTGTTGCGTAGACGGCGGCCCAGCCCACGGCAGCGTTGGCGGAGGCAAGCGTACCTGCTCCGCCGGCCGTTACGACTGCGGCGTAGTTGGCGTCAGGCATAGCCGTAGTAAATGACACTAAGAAGTCGCCTACTCCTGATCCTGCATCCGTAACACTACTCACGTTTCCCGAAGCTCTGATGCTAGGGGTGGCACCTGCGTTGATGTTGGCCCAAGCGCGGCAGCCGTACGCGTTGGCGTTGGAGCCGTAACCACTATCGAATTGCAGAATGCCGGCAGTTGTAACGGCTAAGTAATCGACTTCGCTGCCTGCTATGAGCTTGCTTAGTTTGAAGTCGTGATCTGTGCCTGTTTTTTGGCCGAAGATCCATTCAGCCGTACCGCCAGTATTGTATAAACGATAGCGTGCTTGACCGGCTGCTGGAGGTACAACATATACGTT